AAGCTAAAAACTATAGTGAGAAGGTGCAGAAGCGTATAAAGGCTCTAAAATACGACTATCACGAAGAGCGTAGAGCTAAAGAAGAAGCATCTCGTCTACAAGAAGAAGCACTAAACTATGCCAAAAAACTTCAAAAAGAAAACGAGGAACTGCGTAAAAGCCTGTCTGATGGCGAGAGTGTTTTAATAAATCAGGCTAAAGGCAGAGTGGATGCAGAGCTAGAAAAGGCTAAAAAGGATTACAAAGAAGCTTACGAATCAGGTGATCCAGACAAGCTAGTTGAGGCATCCTCTGAGTTGGCAAGGATACAAAGCGAAAAACAACGTGTTGATAGCTATGTGCCACCAAAGCCACAACAACCTAAAAAACAAGAGACACCAATACCTCAGCAACCCCAGAAACCACAGGTGAGTCAGAGAGCCTTGGACTGGGCAAATGAGAACACATGGTTCAATAAAGATAGCCGAATGACCTCGTATGCCTTTGGTGTTCATGAAGAGTTGGTAAAAAAAGGTGTTGTCGGAGACAGCGAAGAGTATTATAAAGAGATAGATAGGGAAATGCGAAAAGTTTTTCCAGACAAGTTTGACGATGTTAATGAAGATGAGGAAACGCAACAAAGTCAAACTGGCATCGTGGTTGCCCCCACTAAACGGAGTGCAAAAAAACCACGCACTGTGCGACTGACCTCAACCCAAGTGAACCTCGCTAATCGTTTGGGACTCACAAAAGAGCAATATGCAGCGCAACTAATGAAGGATCAAGGAAATGGCTAATAGAGAACCAAGAGACACCGAAACAAGAGAAATGGAATTTCGCAAGAAATCATGGGTAAGACCTACATTGTTGCCAACACCTACACCTCGTGAAGGGGTGAAGTTTCGTTGGATACGAACAGCGATCATGGGTCAACCAGATACCCCTAATGTATCTGCAAAGTTTCGTGAAGGTTGGACACCTGTCTTAGCCAAAGACCATCCTGAGTTACACGTTATGTCTGACATCGATTCACGATGGAAAGACAATGTTGAGGTTGGTGGTATGCTACTTTGTAGTATAGCTACCGAAACCATAGAAGCTCGTAAGCAAGCCCACAAGGAAATGGCTCAAAGGCAAATGGAATCTGTGGATAATTCTTACTTGCGTAACAATGACCCTCGAATGCCAGTTCTAAGACCAGAGCGAAGCACTCGAACAACTTAATGGAGGTAGACAAATGTCTAGCGTATCTTCTCCTTTTGGATTAAGACCTATGGGAACATTGGGTGGCGAATACACTGGTGGTTTTCGTCAGTATCCTATCCTATCATCTGAGTCCACAAGGATATGTTATGGAGATATCGTCAAGCTAACTGACGGTGGCTCCACCACTACCATCCAGAAAGATACAGGAACAAGTGCGTGTACACCTATCGGTATTTTTCTAGGATGTCGTTTCATCGATGTAAGCACTAAACAGCTTACATTTTCACAACAATGGTCAGGCGCAGCTCACACTGAGGGTATGGCGTATGTCGCAGATGATCCAAATATTCTGTTTGCAGTGCAAGCAGATGGCACAGTAAATGATGATGATCTTGGTGCTAACGTAGAGTTAGAGCAAACAGCATCAAATGCTACGCTTGGAATATCTCGTGTTAGTTTAGATATTAGCACAACAAACACGACAGCTTCACTTCCTGTGAGAATAGTTGATTTTCTTGGAGGTCACGATGGTGACGAAAGAGGATCAAACTTTCCTATCATGCTTTGTAAATTCAACACAGGGCATCAATTAGGCATAGGCGTAGTGTCTGGCGCAGCACCAGGAGGTGGTTAATCATGGCAACAATAAGTAGAGCGCAGCTCTTAAAAGAGCTACTACCTGGTCTTAACGCATTGTTCGGACTAGAGTATGAGAACTATGAAAATGAACACGCTGATATTTACGAAACAGAAAACTCTGACAGAAGTTTCGAAGAAGAAGTAAAGCTCAGTGGGTTTGGTGCAGCTCCTGTTAAACAGGAAGGTGCGTCCATTTCATACGATACTGCACAAGAGTCATTCACTTCTCGTTACAACCATGAGACAGTGGCTATGGGTTTCTCTATTACAGAGGAAGCTATGGAAGACAATTTGTATGACAGCCTATCAGCACGTTATACAAAGGCTCTTGCTAGAGGTATGGCTTACACAAAGCAAACCAAGGCAGCATCTCTTCTAAACACTGGTTTTGATACTTTCACATCTGGTGATGGTGCATTTCTATTTAGTTCCTCCCACCCAACGGTGGCAGGTGGCAACAATAGAAACCAACTGTCAACAGCTTCAGACCTCAATGAAACATCTCTTGAGCAAGCAGTTATTGATATTGCAGCGTTCGTAGATGAAAGAGGACTGTTGATTGCAGCAAGACCAAGAAGATTAATCGTTCCACCTGCACTGATGTTTACAGCGACAAGACTGTTGCAAACAGACTTCAGAACAGGAACTGCCGATAATGATGTTAACGCTATCAAGGCTAATGGGTCTATCCCAGAGGGCTTTAGAGTTAACCATTATCTAACAGATAATGACGCTTTCTTCTTAATCACAGATGTTCCTAACGGAATGAAGCATTTCGTTAGAACTCCTATGGCTACTGGTATGGACGGTGATTTCAATACAGGAAACGTAAGATACAAGGCGAGAGAGAGATATTCTTTCGGTGTATCTGATCCTCTTGGAATCTTCGGCACAACAGGAGCCGCGTAAGCTAGTAAACCTTGGGGGCGAGAAATCGCCCCCTTTTAATTTCACCTTGACAGCGTAAGCTGACATTTGCCAAGACAAGGAGATAATCATGGGCAACACAACTTTTACAGGGCCAGTCAGGTCTGAAAGTACAATTAAAACAATCAGTAAAAATGCCACTTCAGGTACAATCACAGAAGTTATTACTATGGGTGATGCACCAGTTGCATTAGGTGACGAGGATAAAACACTTGATAATGCAACGCACAGTGGAAGAGTTCTTGCTATACCTGCTATAACATCAGATAGAACGATAACCTTGCCTGCCCCAGTTGCAGGAGCTACGTTTAAATTTATCTATGCAGGAGCAGCAGAAGAGGCACAAAATCTTATTATTATTACCCCTGGTAATGCTAACTTCTTTTTAGGAAATGTTCAGCATTTAGATACCAACGCAGATAATGTTGGTGTTTATGCAAACGGCAGTTCTAACTCAAAGTTAACATTAACTGACTTTGGTAGCATGGAAATAAATATAGTAGGTAAAGATACAACAAATTACTATATTTGGGGCAATGTAGTCTCTGAAGACGCACCTGCTTTTGCTGACCAGTAATAGGGGGATAACATGGCTGATGCAGTAACATCACAAACCATTTTTGATGGCGATAAGTATGTCATTATGAAATTTACTAATATTTCTGATGGCACAGGCGAATCGGCTGTTAAGAAGGTCGATGTCAGTGCATTGAACACAAATATCAAAGGCGATACCTGTACAAGTGTCGCCATTGAAAAGATTTGGTGGCAGTGCATAGGCATGAAGGTTAGGTTGTTTTTCGATGCAACATCTGATGCTTTTATAATAGAGTTAGGTGAAAATCAGAGTGGTCATCATGACTATAGTGAATTTGGTGGTTTATTAAATAACGCAGGGTCTGGAAAGACAGGTGATATTGATTTTACCACTGTGGGTCACTCTAGTGCTGATACATACACAATCATTCTGAAGATGCGTAAAACATACTAACGTGTTCGATCCAGTAACTATTTCGGCTGCTGTCGCTACGGCAAGCACGGCATTCTCTGGGATTAAGAGGGCGTTTCAGGCAGGTCGTGATCTTGAATCCATGACACAGGATCTATCTCGCTGGATGGGTGCTGTTAGCGATGTGGATGCAGCTCACAAATCTGCCAAGAACCCTACCATGTTTCGTAAGGTCTTTGGAGGAGGAACTGTCGAGCAAGAAGCCATCGAAGCCTTCGCAGCGAAAAAGAGATTAGAGGAACAACGCTACGAGCTGCAACAGTATATAAAGCTATCGCATGGCACTGCTGCCTGGGATGAGTTACTACGAATGGAAGGTCAGATACGAAAGCGAAGGCAGAAAGAAATATATGACAAGAAAATATTTAGGGAAAAGGTTATCGGCATTGTGGCACTTACCATTGTTCTTAGTATTGGCATTGGTCTTCTTGGTCTTTTCGTCTACACCCTTATGGGTTTCGACAGAGGATGGTGGCTATCGGACTAGGGATAAATGTGTCCGTAAAGATGGAGGACAAGAAACATTTGAGTGGGTTTGCACTGACGGAGTTATTATTTATCTGGCACAGTCGGAGAATATCAAGCAATGTTTCACCTGTTTTCTAAAGAAGTTTAGTGATTGGACATGGGAACAGGAGATTAGACGAGGGGTTAGAGAAGACCCAAAGTACATAACCTGTAGGAGATATAAAAGAGTTATGGCTAAAAACGGACAGCAAGTATGCCTTTATAAAGGTGCAAACGATACATATACCCTAGTGGTTGAGGGAACCTGCCCAAATGAGTACCGTTGTCGTTATGACCCGCATGGTAAGCCTCCTAATATCGATCAAGTTTTAGATAGCCTAAATGATAGTTTTAAAAAATGAAGACACTTGTATTTGCATTAGTAATTCTAGAGGGAACACAAATTTACGATGAATCTTTACAATATGGGAGCATTGATAAGTGTAGTTGGTATGCCAATAAGATAAACTTTTACAATGAAAGACAAACAAGAAACGCCTACTCAGCCTACTGTAAACCATTAGTGATTGAAAAGAATGAGGAATAATATTATAAATATAATAGATTGGAGACTTCAATGGCAGTCGTAACACCAGACTTACCAGATTTATTTGAAGAGGCTTTTGAAAGAGCAGGTCTTGAAATGCGTTCTGGATATGATCTTAAAACAATTAGAAGAAGTCTAAACATACTAACATTGGAGTGGCAAAATAGAGGTATAAACCTATTTACCATAGAATCTGGAACACTATCTTTATCGGCAGGAACAGCCACATATACTATGCCATCTGATACTATTGATGTCATAGAACATACCATACGCACAGGAACAGGTACGTCACAACTTGATACAAATGTAAATAGAATAAGTGTTTCTACGTTTGCCCAAAAATCAAATAAGAACACACAGGGAAAGCCAACACAGATATTTGTACAAAGACTAGCAGGGTCTACGACAGTTACCTTGCATCCAGTTCCAGATACAACCTATACGTTAGCCTTTTTTAGGTTAAAGGGTATTGATAGCATATCAACTGGTATAACAGGAACGACAACAAGCCTTATACCACCAAGATTTGTACCATGTCTTGTTTCAGGTTTAGCTTATTATATAGCTATGAAAAGACCAGAAGTGGCAGATAGAGTTGGTGCATTAAAACAAGAGTACGAGTTTCAGTTTGAGTTGGCAGCAGGTGAAGATACGGAAACAGCATCAATTAAGTTTGTTCCGTATAATACGTTTTTTACGAGTGCCTGATGTCTTACG